ATGAACAAAATCAATTTCACTACGTGGCGTATCAATCTTGTGGGCATCATCAAAATCGTTGCAATACTAATAATTTATGGTGTAATGATTTGGGGCGGCTTGAACCTGACAAGCCGATTTACGGAAACGGGTAATGCCGATACAGTACTAGTGATTGGGGTATGTTCACTAGCTCTGTCATTTATCTCTTCAACATATTTTACGCAAAAATATCTTCCAGAAATTCGCTTTGCAAAAAGCTCTGTCAACATCATCGGTATATTGTCACTGGCTACGGCTGTTGCTGCCTGCCTTGCAAGCTACTTTGCAGGTGAGGAAAAAATAACAATGCGTAATGTGACATATATCGTGCTTACGATTGTGTTCTTTGTACTGATGTTTTTAGACACAAAACGGCATAACAAAAACAACAAACCCACTTCAGAAGATGCATAAAAAAAGTGCAGGTAATTATACCTGCACTATCTTAACTTCCACCCAGCAACAAAATCAGTACCTGAAAGATCTGCCCTAGAGGTAAACTGAACAACACGATACCGAAATAGTCCAGTACTGGCACAATTACGTAATTCCATGCGATTATAAAAGCCAGGACGTACCCTAGACACTGACGCCATGTGAACCCCTGACGAGTTTCCTCAAGTGTAATCTTGTTTTGATCGTGGTTAGTCTTGGATGTTAATTCACTTTTTGTTTGCTCTTTTTTCTGGAAAAATGCAAAACCAGTTTTTATTAGTTCGATGATTGCCGTAATCATTTTGTATCCTTTTGAATCTGGCAAACGCAGGAATAAACACGATGCCCTTTGAAAACGTGATTAAAACAGTACAGTACTTTCACGCTTGTATTAATTTTGAGTAGTTCAATTGACAGTACATCACCTTCATATACACGAGGCGTATTATCATGATTGAATGTATAAACCACTAAATCACCCTGAGAGTTATCAACTTTCTTCTTGATAAACTTGCTACCAGAAAATTGATTATCATAGGGAATTGTCACACTGACAGGTTTCACAGTCTGGAATGAAAACTTATCCAGAACAGAGTGATCGTAGCAGGGGAATTTGTCTAAATCGTTCATTATTTTTTCCAGCGATAGTCAAACGTACCGCGTAAGTTTCTCAATTGTTCAATAACCTTTTTCTCTGTCTCGTCAAAGAAGTCAAATAGCCGTTTTCTGCCTACGGAACCGTAGTAACCAATAACCCGTTTTTCTCTTGCAAGTTTCGGATTGCGTTTAGCAGATTTTTTCGTCGTATCGATTAGGTACGTATTTCCGTTCTTAGACTTTACCTTCTTATATCTGTTGTCTTTTGAGCGGGCACGCAACTGTACAATATTCCCCTGTTTGCTTAGTTTCGCATTTGAGGTAGGTATTATTTTTGATTCTGGGACTGCATATTTTGGGTCAAGAATGTACTTCAGATAGGAAGCCTGTGCTGGCAGTACTACTATCTGATTGACAGTTTCGTACTGATTTTCTTTCTTGTTTTTGAAAATCATACTGCGAGAGGTGAACGGTACTACCCCACCCTTCACTTCATGATTCAGTTTAGTTTGCATTTGTTGCGTGACTGTACGCATTTTCTTACTGAGTTCTTTATTGAATTGCTTACCGATTTTAGGAGCATTATTGTTTATGAACCGCTTCATATCATTGGGACTATTGCCCTGACGCCATGCCATTATTTTAATTCCTCTATTAGCGTTTGCAGTACCTGAAACATTTCATTGCCATCTTTAGGCAAACGGGCTTTGCACATTATCGCCCTGTTCAGATTATTGGACTGGAGACCATAGAAACTTATCAGTGCAGTCTCAACTAAGGCCGCTTCATTACTGGTCTTGAAACACCACAGAATGTATTTCTCATAACCACATCCAGATTCAATCATTGAATTGACAGTTTTACTACTGCCAGTGTATGTCTCCCAGTCACTCGCTTTGGTAGTGTCTTTCAGATCGGCAATATCTTTCAGTTTTCTGTAGAAATGCTTCATACCGATATAAAAACGCCCGTCATCGAAACGAATCAGGTATACAAAGGCACAATAACTACCCGAATCAACATCTTTTATATCCCATGTACTTGGGTTATATGCCTGCCACTCTTTTTCATTTTTCACAATAAATACTCCATATAGGATTATTTATCGGGAAATTGATCAAATGGAATTGAAAGAAAGACTCAAAATCTACGAAGGTAGTAAAGAATATCAGGCAAAATTCAAGTACTTTAGAGACGGTAAGTTTTACCCCTATGCTGACTCGCTTGGTAAAATGACTGTAGGCTATGGGCATCTTATCACTAAGAATGAAGATTTTAGCGGGGGCCTGACTGAAGCGGAGGCTGATGCATTACTGGATACAGATATTGCCATCGCCGTTACAGCAGTTGAAAATTTAGGGCTGAGTGTTCCCAGTGACTGGAATGACTTTCTTGTACTGATGATCTTCCAGCTGGGTTTAGCCGGAGTTCAGAAGTTTGAGAAGATGTTAGCTGCACTGCGAGTACAGAACTATTCGCAGGCTGTTAAACAGGCGAAAGACAGCCTCTGGGCACGTCAGACACCATTTCGTGTACTGGATATGGTAGGACAATTAAAAAACAAATAAAGGGGCTTATAGCCCCTTTATTCTTTTTCCAGAATCGTTAGTATACGTTCGATCTTAACATTGATCTGGTTAATCTGACTCTCGACACTCTTAAGTGATCTTTTTAATTCGTCTTGCTCATTTTCCAGGCGATTTAAAGTACTTTCAGTTAAAACTAATTTAGTTTCAACCTTGATTACACGGTCAGCTAATTGCTTACCGTCCCCTGATTTATCTCTGTACAGAGTCCATAAAAATGAAATACCTGAAATAACGAGAGCCACAACAGCTCCAACTTCCATATTGCCCCATTATTATTGTTTCATGGGGCATATGCCCCATATTATTTATGTTATTAGCCGTTGCTTACAGGGTTTTCGCCTGCACGGTACAGTAATATATCTAATCGGTCATCAGCCACTTTACCGATGCCAATGCCACAACTACCCGTACGATCATCAGATGCCATTACATAAATGTAGTTCATCTTGCCCCGCCCTACCGCTGGGATAATAAGATTATCAACATCAAAGGTTTTCGGTGCATATTTACCACCAGTACCTGCATCAAATGACCAGATTAACTGGTTAGCCAGACCATCACCACCCATGAAAACCTGAAACATGTTCCATTTCCATGCACCAAAAATCAGGTGAATATTACTGTTCAAAACCCGGTCAAAATCTTCACCATTGATACGCAGTGCCGTATAAAGCCGCCCGGCTACTGGAGTAGTCCCCCATATATTAGGGCTGCGTTCGACTCCGCTTGTCTGAGGACGGCACTGGTCCCCGAGGATCCTTGCAGCAGACAGAGTACCCCTAATAATACAGCTATCATTTATGATTACGTTATCTAACGTACCAGACGTTGCCTGAATATTCCCTCTGACATTGACGTTACCAAAGTTTGCCGACCCGTTTTTATTGATCATCCAGCCATTCACGCCATCCCAGTTACTACTCTGTATCTGCTGGGCAATTTTGGCACTGTCAATTATGCCGTTCTGGAGATGGGCATTCAGTACACTCAGCTGTGCGATCTTCGAACTATCAATTGCGGCGTTTTGTATCTTCGCACGTGACACACTCAGATCATTAATCATCGCCTCATTAATAGCCGCCGTTGCAATAACTGCACTGTTAATAAATGTCTTACCGTTCTGAACGACAAACGGATAAACCTTATCGCTCTGTTTGGCAGAGTCAGTACTGATAATGCTGAAACGGTCTGCCATCACTGTAAAAACAGAGTCTTTCTCATCAGCTGCAAGGGCTATGCCTGTAACGTTCCCGTTATTACTTACCTGTACCTGCCAGCGTGACCCCAGCTCATCTACAATCTGTTTTTCAACAATGCCGGTAGCAACTTCGCTGTTTAACAGATTATCAACGACATCATCGTTGAGCTTACTGTATGGCACCTTCGTATTCTGGTTAAACCCGATGGTAGGCGACCATACCAGTTCATCCTGTCCGAACACGTCATATGCTGAAACCCTGGCGTACCATGACCCGTCCTCTATTCCGAAAGAGGCACTGTAACGGTTAGCACTGCTGAAGTACTTCAGACCCGAACTAAAGCCCTCATCCTTAGCAAGCTGTAGTACAACGCCTGCATAATCAGACACGTTAGATTCAGTCCAGTCGATGAATACAGAATCAAAACCACTACGCAGGTTGATACCCAGTAGCTGCGGATGCTGAGGGTTACTCACCTCAATCTGTACTTCCTCAGAGAAGATACCAGTACCCCACCCATGAGCCACGATACCGAACACTCTGTAACGGCTCAGGCCATCGCTGGTATTCATAGCGAACGTGTAAGTCCATGTGTTAGTGGTTGTATAGTACGAGGTAATGTACTTACGGTAACGGTCATATACGCGGATTTCGTAGTACTTAAAGAAGTCTGCGAACGTCTTACCATTCACTAAAGTACTGCTCTGATCATCCCAGCGAAAAATAAAATCCTGTGCATAGGTCTGGTTCAGACCCATATCATCATTGACCATATCCAGATTAGTGATTTTAGGCAGGGCAAAAATGTTCTGTGGCATCTGGTTATAGATAGCCACCATTTCAGATGAGTATCCGAGCGTGTTGTACGCCTCAATGGCAAAATCGTACTGAACGCCGTAGACGAGATTCAGTATTTCAAATTCTGTCGTATATTTCCCTACTTCCCCGCCTTTGCTCCATACGGTTGAATCGCTTCGCTTGTACTTAATTTTGTAACCACGAACCGAGGTATCCTGACTCAGATCCCACGTCAGCAGTACAGCGTTACCTGAAGCGGTAGCACCTAAACGCTGTGCTCTGAGGTTGCCTGGAGGTGCAACGTATGTAGGATTAGGTAGGTTAGTTAAGCCGTTTTGCGGGAACTTGCCAGGGTCTTTACCCTGATAGATACCGTCATCATAGGAGATTGCAGTAATCTGAATGATGCCCGTTTTATCTACTGTCATCGGTACAGTACGGGACACTACCCGATATTTGTTATTGACGAATCCGGCTTCCTTGAAACTGATTGTGAATACATCGAACACTTTCATATCTGTGATAAAAGTATTGAAGGTAATCGTGTTACTGATGTACTTAGACTTTAATAGCTCGATGTTACTTAAAGTAGCTAACTGTGTTTTGTCCTGAACCCATTTGTAATTTAAATCTTTCTTAATGATATAACCATCAGACGCTACAGTACTGTTATTAATTGCATCACTTGGATAACGAATGATATCTTCTGAATAGTCATTGTCTGGATTAGTATAAGTACTGTCCATTGTATTGACGTAATCAGATTTAGTTCCTGTGGTGATATTAACGCTGCCGACAATATTACTTTCATCAAAATGCTGTACTGCTATATCAGGTGCATCAACAGTCATATAGAGCACACCATTAGATTCATAGAGTACACCGCCGAACGTACTTAACATTGCCTCAAGATTTTCCTTGAATGACTTATCGTACTGAATGGTGCCGTTAGAATATAAATGATTTGCCTTACAGTAGTTAGCCATATTACGGAAACTGGTAATATCAATATCATTTGGATTCAGTCCGAAACCAAAATCTGTATCCGTCATGAAGTCATAAATCTGGCTCGGCGGATTTGAGGACGGCTTCTTGATGTTGTCTGTCAGGTCATAGATTAGACGCCCCTTCATCTCTACTGAGAGCGTATAATTCATGTTAGTCAGAATGCCATCGATCATTGAATCGTTCGTTTTCCTGATGACAGTACAGATCTGTACGAGACCATCACCCCGCATTTCATCTGTCCAGCGACCCCCATATTGACGGGCCAGGGTCATTGCACCGCCGTAGGACGGCTTCCCGAAACGCACTTCTAACTGGAGGTAGTTACGGAACTTAGGCAGCATCATCGAGGTGGGTAACTGCCCCTCTGCCGTGATGAATGCTCCATCCACGAGGATTGGTGCGTTATCGATATAAATCTGTTTGATTACTCCGCCATCCTCAGTACCCGCTCCCGGCGTCAGGCCAATCTCACCGATGCTGATGGCGTGTACAGTACAGAGCTGGTTAGATGTACCGTTGTATACGTTCTGCCAGACCACGATAGATCCGGCCTTAATGAATGCCTCATCCAGGTTATTACGGTTCGTACCACCGTATACGATGGGTATGCCAGTACTGGGACTCGTTGACCGGGCGTTACTACTACCAGTACTGGGATATGAAACCCCAGATTGTCCGATGTTCATCATCTGTGATGATGAGATGTAACTGAGGGCTGCTGAACCCAGTCCGATAGCAATGATTGCTAATGTACTCAGACCTGCCGCATAAGCTGCTGCGGCTGCACTGGCTCCCGCGATGAGAGCGACCCCTAAAGCTGCAACTGCCATTACTCACTACTCCCTGTGAATCTGTATATTTTTTCTTTTTCCATCGGGTTGTAATAGGTAATGACATAGTGAGTACCATCTTCATTCAGTACTATCACCTTGCCACGCCAGAATACAGTGCAATGACCAGAGGCAATAATAATATCGCCATCCAGTGGCTCATTAACTAATTCGCCCTTTGCCCTGCACAACCCTGATAACGCAGGAAATGAGCAATTTTCCTTTGCATATTTCCTGCCTGCTGTTGGCGTATTGTATTTCTGATAAATTTCATCGCGGTATTTTGACCCGGTGATCATATCAATAACTGTCAGACACATAACGTGGCAATCATTCTCGCCATACACTAACTGCATCCCTGCGAGAGTACTTAAGTACTCTGTAATAAATCCATTTTTCATTTACTTCTTACTCGTTTTCCAGTACTGCTCACTCGCATTCAAAATGCCTATCAGATCAAAAAATTTATCTCCCGGATGGGTACTCTGATGAATACTCGTGCTTGAAAGCAGTCGCTGTGTCTGGTCCAGTTTTTTCCAGAGGCTGGATAAATTGACTGTGGTTGTATTAGTGGTTTCTGTACCCTGAACGTTAAAATCAGAGCTGAAATTATCGATATAACCACTGAAAATCCGGTAGGCGTAGAGAATCGAGCCATTAGCAGGATTGACGATACCCATCCAGATATTAACTTTGGCGTCTGTCCAGAGACCACGCAGGGCACTGCTCAGGTATTCCTGATTGATATTATTCACTTTGAAAGAAGTACCATTATTGTTTATCTGGTTCTTCTCTACATAGTTTGCAAAACTTGAATCAAGAAAATCAGGTACAGATGTATACGTGATGCCGTTATAACTCTGGTCTGAGATGGCATCTGTCAGATAAAGGTTGCCGCCCTTCGGCGGAAAAATATCGATAAGTTTTACCATAATGCCGCACTGATATAATTCTTTCTCAGTGAGAATGGTTTTACTGTCGCCTCTCATTGTGTTCCAGTAATTTACCAGTACTGGATTGTTTAATACATTATTTGGGATCGACATATTAACCTCTGATATTTTCAGTGGCGTTAATAGTGATTTCCATTACGTTAGTACTGGGTAGCTCATAAACTGAGTTCTGAGGATTGAGGACAAAAGAGCCTTGAAGGTTATCAAACTTAATCACTTCGCTCGTCTGGATTGCCCTGATTAACCCTGGATAAATGGAAATGGTATAACCATTATTTGCTGTGATTCTGTAGAGCTTCTTGTGCCCGTTAAACTGAATCAGGGAACCGACTTCCAGAGTATTACGGCTAGCTGTAACTGAAGATGCTCCGGCGGCAGCCGCTGCCGTAGCCTGGACAGCCGTTGTCTGTGTGCCATTGTACTGACCCCACCATCCGAGCGACATATCGAATGGTTTACCCGATCCGTACTGCCCATAAAAGCTAGCCAGCTCTGCCCGGTCTTTCTTATTTACAGTCACCTTGAATGTCAGGGTAAAGTACTGTACACCAACCATTCGGGTTAGTGTTTCTCCTGACCAGGTTTGAGTTTGATATTGTGGCCTGTTATCGCTAAGCACAAAACCGCTTATTAATGCGTTATTAAACATGCAAATAGTCCTTTATTAATAAGCCCACATCCTGTGGGCTATATTGTATTTATACGTTTTTCTTCTGAGACTTACGAATAACCTGAACAATCGTATCAGCATGTTTATCACACAAAGCCTGAAACCTAGACTCTGTTAGCTCACCACTGTTCTGTATGATTAGAGGGGCATCAATTTTAATTTCTCCAGTACTGTTACCGCCGTCCTGGTTATTGAGGTATTTTGTCAGGTCCTGGTTAAGCGACTTACCTACTACACGTTCGCCTTTTTCAAGGTTATACGTACCAGTCGCCGGAAGTGAATCCCACCCGTCATGAGCCTGACCCTGGATCTTAGTCCCTTTGATAGTGCTCATGATCTTGGCACCCTCAGCTGCCACTTTGAGGCCCGCCGGGATCCCCAGAGGCCAGCCCAATTTCATGGCCTCTGAGATGCCCTGCTGGATGTTGATCATGCTCTGAGCTACTGCAATCCCCTTGCTGATAGCAAATGCTGCAACGGCTGCGGCGTTAGACTCTCCGAACGCACCCGCCATCATTGTTCCCAGATCCTGTGCTCCGGTAGCGTACATACTAAGAGTCTTGTTAGTTGCATCCGTGTTTGCCTGAGCGATCTTGTTACTGGTGGCATCGTTGATTGCTGCCATGCGATCCTGATACTGCTGATAGCCCATCAGCTTGGCTTCATATAGCTGCTGGTTCAGTGCCAGCTCTGCCTGTCCGTCTGTACTGATCTTGTCCAGAGTAGACTGGTCCGCCGTCATCTGGAACGGATCGGTAGTGGTGATGCCTAAACGCTGATCCTGTGCATTCTGGATGTCAGTGAGCTGATTACCGGTAATGTTCTGACCACCAATAGCAGCTATGTTTTGCCCCAGTTTTTTCGGGTCCGACTCATTCAACATAGATTCGGTCATATCCCTGAACATACGCTTACGGGATTCGTACTGGGCCTGAAGCATTTTTGTCACTTCTGACTCAGACGTACCCAGAACCTCTGCACTCTCTCGTATACGCTGTTCAATGGCGTTCTGTTGCTCTGTAAACTGCTGCACCTGTACCTGAGCACCAGAGCCTGCAATAGAGGTCATGGTTTGCTGTAATACTTTCTGTGCCTGTATACGTTTTGCATCTGCCTGTTTCTGAGCTGCCTCAGCCTTAGTAGCCTCTGACTCGGCTTTCTTTTTGGCGGCATCGGCGGCCTTGTCATCTTCAGCAGTCAAACTTTTTACAAGATCTGCACGCTTTTTCTTATAGCCTTCAGTAAGGGTATCGATATCAGCTTGCATAGCCGTACTGTTACCGCCGTATGCCTTAAGTACACTCTTCTCAATCGCTTCCTTCGTTTGCTTGTACTGTACATCCAGTGCATCGATAGAAGCTTGTGTAGCTTGTTTAGCAGTCTGGAAAGTCTTCATAGAAGCACTGATAGTACTTTTCTCTACGCCTTTATTGTATTCAGTGATAGTACTCTTCAGATTATCTAAATTAGCCTGTGCTAAACCCACGGCAAAACTTAAATTATTATTGAGTTGCTTAGAGTCTTTTTCGCTTTGAGATACCAATTGTTGACCAAAAATAGAACTATTTTTGAGTAGGTTTTGTTGAAAACCCTGCTGATAATTTTTAACGCGATCTAACCCTTCCTGACCAGTCGCAGCGGCTGCGGCGGCAACAGGTTTACTATTAAGTATACGAGTCATTAAATTTAAAATATCAGCCAGATTACTGGCGATTGGTGCAATCGCAGAGTTATTCCATTTTTCCCATGCAATACTTAATGTTGCAGTACTGGCACGGTATTTCTCAAATGCTGCACTCTGCTCTTCTGTTAGCTGAACTTGTTGAGTACTTAATTTATTATTGTATTCCTGCTCTGTATTGTACTGCTTGAGTACTGTCAGTCTTTTCGCTGCATCACTACCCATAGTCTCAAACATATTAATCATTTGAGATGCACTGAGACCCTGTGCCTTAGCTGCAAAATAAATGTGTGCGTACACGTCCTCGCCAGCATCAGCCATCTTCTGTAGCTCAAGAACGTTCAGCTTCAGCGGCTGGATAACGTCAGTCAGCATTGAACCCGCACCATTAGTGAGGGCATCGCCTATGCGATCTTTCAGGTCCTTAGACTGATCGGCTATGTCTTGAAGTGTTAATCCTACACCGGCGTACATGTTAGCCATCTGTTGTAACTGCGTAATACTTATCTGTGACAGAGAGCCAGCCTGAAAAATTTCGAACGCTTTCTCTGATTGCTCTGAAACTTTTGCCATAGTTGCAGCTATTGCAATACCTGCAACCCCAACTGCCCCAGCTAAACTACCTACAGCTATTTGTGTTTGTGATAAACCAGCAGTAATACCAGAGAATGAACCCCCTGCCCTGTTACTGAAATCACCAATACTATTTGCGGCATTTTTTAATGATCTTTGTAAACCAGACTCATCACCCCGTATTTCAAATATCATTGCCTGTAAATTATTTTGTGCCATTTTGTTTTACTCCCATCCATTGAAGCATATTTTTCTTCTGTTGTTCCGCGATCCGTTTCTCTCTTTCTTGTTTCTGCTCTTTTATCGTTTTGGTAGAGATTAAATTCAATGAATCCAGCTCGTGAATATTGAACTTAGGAATATCTTCTTTCCTGATATTGCCAGTACTCAACCATATAGCCTGTAGAAGTTCTGTATGGCGAATCTGTTCAACCTGAGCAGAATCAGGGTTTACAGTTTCGTTATATATCAACAGGTAATAGAAAAGCAAAACGGGCATGGTGCAGAGTTCTTCCACACCACACCCGTTTTTATTCAGAAGTGATAACGCCAGTTTGAGAACCGGATCGCGTCTCACTTTGCCTCGACATCTTCCGGTTTGAACGCTTCGGCAAATACGCGACCAATCTCATTATTCAATTTTAACTGAATAGTCAGGTCTACATTTTTTTCGACTTGTTCTGCTGAATCAAAAAGTTGCTTACCGGATTCATCTACCACACAATAAAAGATAGCCTTAAATGGATCTGCAACTTCAGCATTGTCTTTAATCGATGGTAGTTTGATATAAACAGTAACAGTGTCTGTTAGTTTAAATGGTGTCAGTTTTACACCAATTACACTCATTAAATTTTCAAAATCCATTCTTCATTACTTCCCGGAAACTTCACCAGTAGCGACTGGAGCACCAGAGACGCTGACGACAAAATCACGCTGTACGGCACTGTCAAAGTCACCAGAGATGCTGTCTGATGTCACATAGCCGTTGACGATTGAGTAGTACGCCGGGCCGCTGGTATCACCCAGATTCTGGAAATAGGTGATTTTCACCTGTACCAGTTTCTGTGAGGAAGCTGCCGCAGCCAGCATTTCCTGTCCGACAGCACCGGGACGCCAGAAAACTGACAGAGTGAGATCGGGTACGTTACGGGAGCCGGGGATCTTCTTGGCGTACTGTTGTCCGAAAGTGTTGATACTGACTACAGTACTTTCAGCACCAGCAGCTGCCGGAAACGCCGCGAGTTCTTCAACGACTGTATAAGTGGTTGCCTGAACGCCACCTACTGAAGCATCAGCGATTTCTACTTTGACGTTATTAGCAATAAACGTTGAGGTAAACATTATTTTATTCCTTTAAAATATAGGGTGAAAATCCGTTTCACCCCTCGTTATTATTTATTTATACGTACAGGTTAAAGTACTTCATATATAGAGCTAAACCCCTGAGAAGTTCGCCTGTATAAAAGCCGAAATACATACTATTATTTTGCTCTGTAGTTTCATTGCCGGGTCTGATTGCAGGACACCATGTACCATTGATTACATGATTTGGAGAGATTACATCATAATTATTCTGTATTTCTGTAAACAATAGATCTAATAGCTCATGATCCGGATAACCAGCAATTGCCATCATTGATGCCCCGGCTAACCACAACCCAGACATATGACCTGTAAATCCGTCATAAAGTACTTCACCCGTATCTTTAAAATATGTTGGTGCATGACCATTATTGTTTTTCATAAACCATTTGAGATAGTTCATCCAGTTCAGGCAGTACGTAATGATTTTCTGCGGTATCGCATAATCCCCCCGCTGAAACAGCTCATGAATCACATCACACCCTGCAAAAAATGCACGAGGTTCATAACCAGACCATGCTTCAGCATACCAGTGCTGCATGATGAAGGTATCTGGTTGCTCACCATCCGGCAGATAGGCCAGTGCATCCTGACGGTTCCATACAAACGCCTGTGCACACGGCCCTGGTACAGTCGGATGAAACTTGTTGGTAAACCAGTTCTGAGCGTCACACAGGAAATTGATACTGTTGTTCAGACGGGTCTCATCGATCTGAGTACCGTTAAAACACCATATAGCGGGTAGCTGATATCCTGGGTAGGGTAATCCACGCCAGCCACTGTAAAGCTGTGCGTATGGGTCTGTGATGTTAGAGAATGGTATTAGGCCAGGAGTGTATGCGAGACTGTCTAACATGTACTGCTTGATCACACAGTCCCCTAAACGGGCAGTATAACCAGAATCAGTACTGTTATTGAATGTCAGTGTAACCAGTACAGAATAGTCACCCGTACCGCCATCATCATATAGTTCTGGCAGGTCATTAATACAGTACCAGTCAATACGTCCTGATACCCCATCTACTGGGTCATCATCCAGCAATAGTGTGAACTCTTCTCTTCCCGTTAAGGTTGGAGATGCCGGAATAGGATCCGTTTGAATCTCGCTGCCATCCTCCGGGTCAATAGTTAGGGGATGGTCTGGCTGATAACTGTTTAACTTGAAATCAGTTATAGAGAATACTTTCGTTACCCATTCACCATTAGTTGCAGGCAGCATAGCCCACCAACGCCAGTTATTATCATCACTTATACGGAAGTTGAAATTATCGTTATAGCTTCGATATGTGAAAGATAAAATATCCTGTTTCTGATTATCAAATATCCAGAAACCAACTACCATTCCGCCGCCACCATCCATAGTACTGGTAATCACGTTATCATAGTACTTTCCAGCAATACCGGATTGATATTCAAACTTAGTGACTGTATTTGAGCCATAATCCGAGATCATTCGCAAATCAGCAGTAAGGTATTCACCGCCGTCTGGTTTACTGATTCGGGTAAAATGGTTCATTGGGATATTCATTGCCGTAATACTGCCATCTGTATTAGTAATTGGCAGGCCGCAGCGATATTTAATTGCACCCTCTTCTGTTTTGGTTTTATTAACTGTAAGAGATACAGCGAGACTTAAAGAACCACCTGATGTATCTACACCGCCATATTCAACATAGAAATTACTGGTATTCTTGAACTTAAACCATATTGATTGCTGTTCTAGTGTTGTCTGGGCTGTAGCTGACTGGTTAATAACAATGTAACCCTCTGCATCACGCGAGTAAGTTGCCACCTGATCACTCGGATAGAAATAATCGTAGGAAATGCCATCCGTAAACGGCGTCAGGGCAGCTGTGGATTTACGGAAAAACTGGTCAAATTTGTCAATGTCTGAGTAGCCGATACAGGTAATCAGTGAGTTATGCCACGCTAACCAGTACTGACGCTCTCCGGTAATGTCCCAGAGCAATTTACAGGCCTGGCAAAACCATAATTCCGCATCTGAAGCATTATCACTGAAATCGAGATCCCCATAATTATCGATGGGTACATGTACCGGGCGGTTGTGCCAGCGTTCATTACGTTTCAGCAGATAGCCGCCATGCTCTACCGGGTTACGTGTTGCATAGTTGAAGCGGTACTGACCATTAATAGAAGTGTCCTTGAGCTGTACTGTACCGATCTGGCTGGTTAGCCCTGACTCCAGTACATCCCCGTTACTGTCCACTTTGCGTCCTGTACGATCTACAATCCAGTCTACATCATAGGTAGGGCCTTTCTTCTTCCAGTCCGTAGAGCCTTCAGAATCCCACTCATACACGGTTGCGTTTACCTGGTTCCAGCCTAATGAGGCACGTTCAGGGAATGCGAACCATACAGCATCGAGGTACTCTCCGTAGTCTGGAGAACCATGAGGTATCTGTGTTTGTCCGTTCGTCCAGTTGAACAGTACGCCCTTGAAGCCCCCATGTGTGGGGTACTCCGGATCCAGTGGATAGTTTGCCAGTACCGGCTCTTTACCATTGGCTATCCAGTTACAACGTAGTGAACCATCTGGCGGATCGGGGAAGGCCACACCGCGAAAGAAGGCAAGGTGATACCCGTTAAAGTATTTTTTCGCCAGTTCCAGGTACTTTGGATCCTTTGTTGTCTGATAGACATAGATAGCACCCAGAATAGCCAGTGACTGGCCTTCTGTAGTACTGTCACTATCCGGTTGTGCTTCCCACTGAGTTTCTGCAATAAAATGTCTGTTATTCGCTAACAGATAATCCGGATTAAAAACGTAATGCTGAGTTTTGCTGTTTGTCGTTAATCCAGTATTCCGGTCCAGAAATTTTAAATGCCCCTCAATCATCTGTAGGGCATTGCTCAAGTTGCCTTTTCTGATCATTAGTGTAAGTCCGCCATGAGTAGAGAACCGTACCAGGTACTACCACCATCTACGGAAAAGAACTGGAAAATATCTACAGAATCTTTAGTAAATGTCAGTACCGGAGGACGTCCGTAAGACCATATAACATTACCAGGCCACTGGATTTTATTTGCTCCTGTACCCTGAGTAATACATACAGTTACTGTCTGACTGTTTTTATTGCCGCCTACATTGATGATGGATAATTGCGTGTTTGGTACTGACAAGGTTCCAGTGAATACACGTTTACCATCTGACATATCAATCTCTAGGCGTTCTTTAACACTGGAAAGATTCAGGATATCCTGAGTTATTGTAACTTTAGTATCAATATTAGCCTGTAGCACTGCATCTTTTGCATCAATTTGTGCCTTAGAATATGTACCTACATCATTGTAATTCAGTGCAACGTTAGAACTTAACGGATAACCGTTAACAGTAGTAATACGCAGGGCAAAGAGATCATTTGCCTGAGAGCGTGAATATACATCTGAAATATCGGCGGCAACTAACTGAATGTTTGTACCGGATAGTTGCTTGTTATTAATTAAGAAGGTTTTAGGTACAAAAGTACTGTTACTGTAACTAAGACTAGCCATATCGGTTAGCTGTGCTGCCGTTAGTGTGATATTGCTACTTAAATGTAATCCGTTAACAGTAACCGTTTTAGCTACAAAGGTATTATTAACCTGAGTCTGTGAATACACATCCAGAATATCTGACGCCACGAGGTTCAAAGAAGTACCTGATAACGCGTGTCCGTTGAGCTGGAAAACCTTTGGAATGTACGTAGCATCAGTTTGTGTCTTTGAGTACACATCAGAGATATCAGCAGCTGACAGCGTGATATTGCCATTCAGTACCTTCCCGTTAATGGTACGGGTGATCGGTACATAACCTGCCAGATCACTGGCGGCTGCTGCACCCAGTTCTGAGAGAGTGGGTTTATCAGCACTGCTGTAGACCCTGTACCATGCTCCGGTAGCTGCACTGGAGAAATTGCGGACGTTAATAACCGGCGTACCTGTCTTGCTTACTACGAGCTGAGTACCGTTGCTGCCGTCCAGATTGGACGTACCGAGCATATCCGTGCCTGTACTGGAACTACCCGCAGGCACCTTGATAAACGCGTTACCGTCACGGCCCTGATAGCTGGGAAACTCTGCTCCGTTTGAGCCTACGCCCCAGTTACCGCGATACAGTTCGATTAGAGACTCATCGAGTACACCCATCGACACCATTTCATTAGGGGCGAACATATACGAACGGGTAACAACGTTGTCATAGTCGGATGAGTCGCTACGGGAAGTGAGATAGCCGTTATACATGGCGTAATTAACTGTCGTGTCGTTCTCGCCTTCATCCGGCAGTTCAACCTTGACCTGAACCAGCTCCTGCGAGTCTACGATAGCATCCAGGCTGCCATGTACAGGGGGTACATAGTTGACCTGAATAGTCATATCAGCATATGTACTGTCACCTGTAGTACGGGCTGAGTACTCTGAATCGTATGTTTCCAGCGTGGTTACAGAAGTACTTTCACCGAAACTGGGGAAGCCTGACAGCTCCTGTACCTGACTGAATGATTTTGAATTTGGATCTGTGTTATTTGTGTCAGTACAGACCCATACAGAGGCAAGATTGCCTGTGAATACCTGGCCCATTATTATTCCCCGTATTTAAGTGTAATTGTTTGTGTGTGCACATACAGGGTTTCGCTGGATTCGGCCTGAGTAGTCATTAAACTTTCATCAATACTGATACTGAAAATCGCCATTGCCAAAGTACTGTTAAGTTCATCGAAAAAACCGGGGCTAAAGAGTGCCTCTAACAGGCTTTCAATCTGCTCAGAAGCACTTTTGAAATTTTGACCCACTGCTACAAATTCAATTCGTAAATCGCACAGGTTACGGACAGTGGGCGGAATAACCTGCCCATTTTGAACCGTATTAGCCCGTGAGACTTGATTGCGGCTTACAGTACTGTCACCGATATAGAGTTTTACCTGATCTGCTGTCGCTTTTGAGGGATACTGGAGGTTGACGTAATTGATTAATTTATTCATCAGAAATTTTCTGACTGAATAGTCTGCTGTATACATTATATTTCCCTCAAATCGACATTTTTAATATAGTGATAATTTGATATGCCGCTTCGGTCATCATCAATTCTATTTATGCGAAACTCTTCACCGTCAATGATGAAAGTACTGTTAAGTTTCAGTCCAGATTTGGCAGAGAAATACGTGACAGTCGTTTGTGTTTCCTCAAAAAAAATCTCGTCCTGTTCAAATATGGCTTTAATCGTTAATGATTTTCCATCCTGAACAATAACGAGATTTTCCCCAAAAGCATTCAGCAGTGATTCACCTTGCGAATCGCTAAAAAATGCCTTCATATTTTAACCCTTACGCGGACAGACTGAGCTGTACAAACGCTTCCGGATGTTTAACTACTACGTCCATGAAATGGTAATTCACAAAACGCACCCCTAGTGAGGTACGGAATGTAGTGTCATCCACATCAACGGTACTACCAACCCAGGACGCCACGGCAATATGTGACCACTGACCTACCAGAATTGCATCGTCAGCTACAAAAGTGCTCACCATCAGCGGCACTTCGTCCATCAGGTACGATTGATCCTTACGGAAACCGTCAGTGAGGGCTACGCCAGCGGTATTGGACAGGAACGGGGTTTTACGCAGCTTGACGTACATACTCGGGGACACAATAGCGTAGCAGTCACGGATACGTACGTTCGCCTTTGCCAGCTTCTCAATTACACCTAAAATGTCAGCTTCGCTGATTTCGCCAGCTACAGAAGTTTTCACCTGAGTCGCCTCGGTAGCAGCGGTATCAACAATCCAGCTCTCGAGGCCGCTACGAGTGCGTTCGAGCAGTACAGACTGAACATACTCTGCTGCATTAGGTGCGGAGAGCAGCAGGCTACGAGTAACATTGCAGGCTCCGGCAAACGGGCGAGGTTTCATTACAATGCTGTCAAATTTAGCAGCGGTATCGCCAATAGCTTCACCTTCACCATATGGGCGGAAAATGCCATCATTTTCAAAACCATTAAAACGGGGGATAGTAAATTCGCGGCCAGTTACGCCAGTGATCACTTCAATACCCATTTTTGCCAGAATAGTTTCTGCCAGAAGGGGGCGAATAAAATCAGAAGCATATTGCTGTTCAACTGTACCGGCAGCAGTGACAGTACTGGTGGCATTAGCACGAGCCATTGCATTAGGCAGTACATAGCCACGCTGGCCCTGTTCAAAATCGTTTAGTGCATCTTTGTCACCTTTCAGGCTACGCACCAGGGCTTCTACTACAGAAATAGACATGTTTTCGTTATCCTTAACGTTATTTTCATTTAATTTTTCATCCGTGGGTTTATTCAAATTCCGTTTGAAATCTTCCACAGTGACAGTACTATTTAGTGCTTCGGTACAATCAACGTTGAATACCTTAGCAATACTTTCAATCTCAGCCTTACGTTCAGCATTTGACCGCTCAGCTTCTACTTTATTTAGTTCGTTTTGCAGCTCACGTACTTTAATTTCTTTTTCGAAAGCACGCTTCGCTTCATCTAATTTACGTTCCAGTTCCAGAACTACATCAGATTCAGCTTCAGTTTTTTCTGGCTGAACATTTGCAACTTCTTCCGGTACATCCTGTACAGATTCAATATGCTCCTGCTCAACTTCAGATTTAATTTCATCATCCATTGATTTAACATCCATGTTATTAATTTCTACGTCTCTATTTAGTGATCTTCCAATACCTACATGGTCATCGGCAGCAACGCTCACCATTGAAAGTTCTGTGATTAAAACCGACGTTACGTAGAGATTATTTCCTTCAAAATAATAATCACTTATCTGATATCCACAGCTCACTTTCGTCAGGATCCCTTCCTGAACCATTCGCCATTTTTCATCACCGAGTCCTACACTGGAGAATTTAACTAACGCCCTTCCAACCTTGTCCTCGTCAATTCGTGCTGAAATAACACGTCCTATATGCTGATCGTAATCATGATTGAATAACAGAGCGGCCCCATTATTCAGACGACTTAAATCTACGTTTGATGGCGTGGTCAGGAGGATCTCATTATAGATATGCCCGTTGATATCTCGCTCAACGGGAGTTTCACTCATGAAAGCGATTTCTACAGTGCGGCTTTCTTCGTTTATTGTTTTATTTTGAGTCAGTTCCCTAGTCTGATTCAGATTCAGCTTCAGACTTTTCGACATTTCCATGTCCATTATTTATATTTTCCTTTTCTGTTTCGTCCCTTTTCCCTGCGGTTTCCTTTTCAATTTGTGCAAAAACCACGGCTGGATCATTACCAAGCTCGGAAATGATCTGCTGTTTAGATTTCACACCCATCTGTAAGAGAATTTGCTGATACTGTGCATCACGAACAGGCTCGATGCTCGTAGTAGTCTGGCTGATGTACTGTGCAGTACTGGCATTGTCAAAATCAGAGAACTTGATACCTTTGACAGTATTATTTAGCATCGCCTGACGTAACCAGCGTATGTACAGAGGTTTCAGTACCTTTACCTGCATTTGATTAATACGGGCACCGAAAGTACTTGCCTGAATACGTTCTGAGAGCTTACTGGCAGAGTATGACGCCCCGGACACGTCTCCGGTTAGACTCTGAACGCTGATATTGAGGCTCATTGCAATCAGGTTCATTTGTTGCTTAATGAAAACCTCTAATCCGTCAGTTGCCGCCTGGGGATTGACACTCTTAATTGTCTGGCCTGGTTGTAGGGTAACGATACTACCTGGATTGAGATATTCATTTTCGTAGTACTCTACCCCGGAACGGTTGGAAATAACCTCACTGTCATTAGTGTCAGAGGTTTCGATGAACGCCATCGACGATGCACCGACCAATTTAGACATAAGGGAAGCCCCTAAAAATTTGTCTAGCTCTTTGAGAGTACTTACACAGGCAGTGATATCCGGCATTCCTCTCTCCTGATTAGGGAACGAGGGAACGAAATAATGAATCATCTCATCTGCGGGTACGCGTTCTGGATCACCAGAAATATATGAATAGGTACTTGGGGAGTACTGCATAATGTAATATGCAATCGGACGTCTGAAACGATCATATTCAATCCCGTTTGATACGTATCGCCCATCACTAAGTACCTTATTGTTATTAAAAGGTACGCTGAGCGGATCAATCATTTCTATCCGTAATTCACCATTAATAATATGGAACCGTGCAAACGCTTCACCACAAATTGCACGGGTATTTTCTAGCTGTGCCTGGAATGTGCTGATATCTAAAACCGAAGCGACATCAAATCGTTCTGGAGACTCAGCCCATTTATAGAAGGCGTTCTCCAGATACTGATTTAGTTCGCTGTCCCTTTCCGAATCACTGTGAATATGAACATCAGGACGAATATAGAGTCCTGACGTTCCGCATACACCCGCTGTGCTCACGCTCACATACTTCTTCGCAATTGGGTTTTCTACCGCCAGATACCGTGATTCAATCATACGGCGTTGCAGAGTACGGTTGATGACCTGGTTGATATCCCCACCTACGAACGCCCCACCCAGCCCCAGGGCCTGTGTAATCTGGTTGCGTTGTCGTGTGACGGCATCCAGCTCGCGTTTCATATTTTTCTCAGTCAGTTTTCGCTGAACCGGGACCACAGGAGCTTTTACCTGTACAGGTTCTTGTTTCTTTTTATTGAATCCGAACATTAGTAACCCCGCTTAAATGTAGTAATACTTTTAATGGGATTACCCGTTGAAGTAGTGTTAATTTTTGAAAGCTCGGCATTGGCCTGCTTTACATATTTGCTTCTGATGATGTAGAGATTAGTGAGTGTCTCATTCATCAGAGTTTTGTTATTGATTGTAGTACTGAGTACTCCACCGTTATGAAGGCGTGCTTCTACTACTGCATCAATCTCTTCAATAATTTTCAAAAGCTGGTTGTACTTTGATGTAATATCAATGGGATTAATGACCTCAAAGATCTTTACTCTGGTTGTACCGTTACTAATTACTGCCGTTGTCATGCCCGATGCCCACTGACTCGTATCGATATCAGAGTACGGGCAGGCGAAATTATATTTCGCACCATCGGCACCAATGATTTCTACACTAGAATCGGCGGGTAAATTAATCAGAATTGTTTCACCAACGTAAACGATCTGAGTAAAATCTATCAAACGTCCTGTCGTGTTAGCAGCTTTAGCTATTCTAGCTCGTGCCATAATGTATCCTTAATTATTAAACCATCCTCCCCCACTATTTCGTTTAAAGGGGTTCGGTTTCACTGTTTTATTTATTGATTTCTGTTCTGTTTGTTCTTCATTACGCAGGCGATGATTAAACCTTCGCAGTTCGGCAAACGGTTTAGTACCGAGCTTATTCAAGTACCATTTCCTGCAAATCAATGCATAATTCAGGGTATCCAGGGCTTCATTTCGATCATTATTACTTTGAGTCTTCTTCTCCCAGACATAAGCACCGTTTTTTACAATACGTTTTTCACTGGTAAGCTGAATGAAATAATCATCTGGTAAGGAATGAGAGAAATAAATTCGGGTCGGTTGTTCTTCGCCTGGGCCATGTACGGCAACATTCAGTAGTTTTGCAATGAGGTTTTTACCCGCGTTGACGTTCAGCATCTGAAGATGCCTTCCCCCTGTTTTAGACTCTTTGAACAAATCGGCGTGCGGCTGGCCCACACCCTTGATAGGGGTGAATACATTGCGGTTTCGCTGCTTATACTTTTGTGCAACACGACAAATCACATCTACTGCGGATCCGTTCCCGGCGTCGATAAAACTTGCGAGGCGATAAACCAGATGCCCTGAAACGGTTCTGAAATTGGAGGTACAAAAGCGATATAACTCATCGTAAACAGGACTCTCAACCTTGAGAGTGTCGAGTGTTTCAAAGGAACGATGATCAAGGACAAAAATTTTCTTCTCATTGTCCGTAATACCAATTGTAGTTATCTCAAGTCTGGATTGTTGCTGATCAATTCCCTGAAATATTGCTACAATTTCGTCTGGAATATGATGAATATCAAATGAATCATCACGTAAATTTTCCAGTACTGGCAGTTCAATTTCCTTGTTGAACTCATCCGTGTATGGCAAGCCCAAGCTATTGTTCCAGAAGGTTCTTAAATCAAAATTATAATGTGCGTCTGAGAACTCTTGTACGATGGATTTTATTGTTACCAGCGGACTATATAATCGTGATATTTGATATCCTGCTACATCACTGACCTCCGGATTCGTCGCGTTCCAGTGCCCCTTCTTAATTGCCCGTACTCTTTGTGAGTCGGTAATAGGTTCACGGCACGATGAACATTCCAGTTCTGCACTTTCCGGATCGGCTTTTGCACGCCTCCCCCCATCAATCTGTTTCCATTCAAACTTTACGTTTTCCCAGAGTAATTCCTGATATTCTTCACAATGGGGACATGGGATAAAGTATTTTCGTTGATCACTTAATTCGTACTGCTGGGTAATTAAGTCACCGGGTTCGATTGGCGTCGAGCTAATCATTATTAAATGATCGGGGATCATTTTCACACGTTGTTCTGCGAGGACCAGCGGGTTACCCTCCGGAGAATCCGGATCTACTGAAGAAACCTCATCAAGAAAGACATATTTACAACTCACAGATCGAAGCTGACTGGGGCTGTTTAATGATGAGAAATAAATTTGTGTGCCGTCTACGTTTTCTTGTTGCGTTGCGTTGTTCGTTTTTTTCTTGTTACTCTTATCAACTGCCAATTCTTTCAGTGCATCACTACTGTTAAGTACTCTGTCCCATTTACCAGTACGGAATTTTCGCGTCATGGTCTCTGTTTGAGTGGCAAACAGCATATTACCCGGTACGTTTTTCATGAGATAAAATGCTGAGTTCATCAGAGTAGTACTTTTCAAAAGCTGTGCAGAGGACATCAGTACTACGCGGCGAATGTTTGGATCGGTAATTTTATTAAGAGGTTCTTTCTGAAACTCAAACAGCCTGACCTTCTGTGATTGCATGGGTCCATCAGGAAATATTAAATTTTCCTCTACCCAGTCCGATGGTTTAATCTTCTTTGGTGGCTGTACTGCTGGTAGTGCTCTCTGTAGAATCCGTTCTATCTTCTTCATATTTAAACTGTCCTAAATCCATTAGTACAGAATCAATTTTCTCTAACAATACTTGACGCATTTCTAAGGGCGTTTCACATTCTGCAAGTTCTAAATAGACGCCTGCTGGAATCGATCTTATTGCGTTCTTCATCTGGAATAAGTACTGAGTCAAATATTCTGTTACTTCGTCTGCGTTGACCAGTACTCCCGCTAATTGTTGTGCTTCCTGCTCTGCTAAGTCTGCCTTAGCTCTTGTCAGGCGTATGGTCTCTTTCTGTAGTTCTTCTTTTATATTGGTATGGAGTCTGGGCTTTAGATAGTTCTCATACACCCAGGCATCAATATCTTCTTCACTGGCCTTGATATTGAATCCGCGTGCTTTCCAGTCGCGGGAAATGGTACTTCTATCGACACCGTAACGCTTAGCCAACACGTCTAAACTCACCGTGCCTTTTACGGTATTTGCCATAGTTAAAAATCCTTTGATTGATTTTAGTTTTAAACTTCATATCTCTTTAAAACAATGGGCGGCGAAAACTCGCGTTCTTTGGCGAGTTGTAACAATCCCTTTCAATGCGTCTGTATCGCTCTGTACGCGTTTATTTTGATGAAGATGAACGCAGGTATATGTCTTACCCAGCCCCTTTCCTGTCGCGTCCTGTTAGCTATTTATGGGCATAAAAAAACCCACAGCATTACTGCTATGGGTTATTTATCATTTCGCAACAGTTAAAGACTAACTTCAATCTTCTTACCCGGTTCGGCTTCACCTTCGAACATCACAGCTTTATCTATTGTTCTGATGATCTTAATAGTGAGTACGTCAGTACTGCTACTGTTCACCGCCGTGATGCTGGCATGTTCTCTAATTTCATAGGCCATAGCATCATCTTCACGATAGCTAACAGTACTGAAAGCGTAATGATCACCGCCGTAAGTTTCTGTAATGCCGGGGCTATCAATGGTTATTACAGAACTCCTAAAGCAGCTATCAACATTATTTCCATGACCGCATTTAATTAATGCTATGTACGGATAATCAGGTAATTCATTTCCTGACACATGGCAACAGATAGCCATTAGCAGGATAGCTAATAAAGTTTTCATTTAAAGTCCATTAAAAAAGGGCCGCAGCGGGGCGGCCAAAATGTTACATCAGCAAATGCACCTTATTGAACACAGTAGGCGAGTACAGTCCAGAGCACGCCCACACCCCAGCATCCTGGAGTAATTTCCGCTGATTAAAATCGGATGCCCGTACTACTACCCTGCCGCTGTATCGCCTGATGTTATTAATCAATACTGGGAATGTGTCCTTGTGCATCTCTGTACTGGAGAATGACTCATTGAGAACTGCTACCTCACAGGACTGAGTAAACGGAACGTCATTCCCAACCTCGCCGAGCCATACCGCGTTAGTTCCTCGGGAAAGATCATCAATGGCTGTGTGCAGCCCCTGGTTTAGCTGGAGCGTTACGAATGGCAATTTTGCCAGTGCATAACGACAGGAACTGTCAAACGTCAGGAGAGCAGCTTCATCGTCGTCATTGATGACAATCGAGCAGAACAGGCCGCGTCGCTTGAAAAATGCTGACTGGCTATTGATAGCTGTGAGCATATCGAACAGATGTGTACGTTTCTGCTCAATAGTTGTTAAGGGAGCGGAAATCTTCTCCAAAATCTGGACTCCCAGAAGTTTTCCTGTTGCCGGGTCTGTAATTCTGTCTGCATACATTTTCATGTTCCTAAATCACCTAAAGTACTGATATAGATCGTTTTTTCATGATTTTTTGTCAAGGATAAATCGTGTTGACCCCCAGGTTCCGGGGGGTTTGTGTGCATTTTGACCTAATGTATTGACAGGTTGTGTCATTTCCGGGGTGATTGAGTAACACTGTGTGCATATACAGTCATTGGAGGCTTAATAATGGGTACTAAGGGCGGCATGTACGGATCGGTCAATACGTACTCATTGCATTAGAAAATGTTTAGTATTATTAATACCCCGTACTGCATCCTATCGTATTGGGTTGGTTTGTTGGTGGTAGGTTGCAGTACTGACAATTAGTAAGGATATTAATTGGGGGGGTAAATGAACATCGTCAGTGCAAATTTAGTGCTTATTAGGAACGAGTGGCTCAATGCTTTTTATGCCGCTGATGTCGAACAGCTTGATCACCTTGAAACCGAGTGGTTTTTGTCTACAAATGGGCGAAAATTTCTATACAAAGAAATTCAGCTCAAAAGAATCGCAGCATCAAACGGCAGCCTTGCTAAATTAAAGCGACGGGAGAGTAATGTTCAGATCAGAGAATTTAATGGCATAGCGTGTGTCACTGGTAATGCGGAAATCAAAGATGGTGATGAGGTTCTTCATACCAATTTCATTGAGAATTGGATAAAAATAGATGGAAAATGGAAGCTCCAGTTTATTAGTTTCGAATCTGAATAAGTTATTATGCCAGTACATTCAGTACTGGCATCATTAATCATCGAATCTTTATATAAAAAATGAACAGGAATAACACCGAGAATGTCAGGGACAAATTAATTAATTTGCTCGTATCTGCTTCCTCAGAGAAGAGGATGTGAGAGACCAAAAGACATATATAAAATGCAATGAAAAGCAATATCCAGTACAGTACATGTCTAATAAACTTCATAATAATTCGCAACATCATAATTAGTTTAATCGCGTATTGTACAACTACCCATCAATCCTCAAACCTACTTGTTTAGGTAGTTTTGTTAAAATTTTGTTTACAGATGTTTATTCAATGTTAAGCTGCCCCGGAAAACTATGTTGTACCGTGTTGGCTCATTTGAGAGGCCAGTACTGAATGTACTGGCATTTTTTACGCATAGTTCAGTAGTACAGTAGTTATTGAGGCAACCGTAGCGATCAGGGTCGCAGCTATTGCAAATGGATACCATAGCGGCTCTCTACTCAGTTTGTCTGTTGTAGCTCGTACGCTAGCGATTTGCTCATGTATGCGTTGCAGTTCAGTACTGTTCATACGCTGTTCCTATTGTTGGGCTATACCCATTATAGCAAAAGTACTTTACAGCATTTTGATGATGTATTATTTTCATTGCCAACAATTCCATTGAATATTAAAAAATGTATAATTTTAGGTCTAAAATCTTCAACGCTGACTCGAAGTTAATTCCAATAGTGGTAGTCCCTGGTTTTTTAACTAAAAATGATGAGCAATGGGGGGCTTGTGTTGCTAAATTAACGAGACACCCAGTCCATTTATTAAACTGGGGATCATTTTCAGTCTCTAATATATTTTTCCAACCCATTAAAATCGGATGGCCTGCATTTACTATACCGCTTAAACTTTGGGTTAAGGCACTTAAAGAGGCGGATAATGTTGCATACTCAATGGCAGATTATATCTCTGAAAAATTTTCCGACACGCCTTTTATTCTGCTAGGTCATTCCTTGGGTGGTAGAATAGTTTCAGAGATTACATTTATAATGAATAGTGTAGAAGAAGTTAAAAACCCCAATCTCCTATCGACCATAATTATTGCCGGGGCCATTAATAATTTTACCGTCGAAATAAACAGTCATTCAAGTGATGATATTCCATCTATGGGATACATTAATTTTTTTAGCCGGAAAGACCAAGTTTTGAGTAAATTATATCGTGCAGCGACTCTATATAGTCAAACACCTGTTGGAATAGTCAATGCTGATGGATGCAGAATAATTAATAAGGAAACTGAATTAGGGCATAGTGACTATTTAAATGATCTGCTTTTTCATTTCGAATTAGCTAGGTGCATTCGTGCTATTCAGAACATCTATGATGAGGAGTTAGCCCCTTCACGACCACTGGTAATGGGGTAGCTTGAGAAGTACTAAACCCTCCATGAACTCTGTGTCACTGCTTGTACTGTACTCTACGTGCAGTACATCATCTTCGTCATAGAGTAGTGTCATGGTGATCTCACTACTATCTTCAATCACCTCTTGCAGCTCCTGAAGTACTGCCAGAATCTCAACCGTGTCATAGCGGGGCACGTAGAACTTCGTGTTTATGCGTCCCCGCTCTTCATTTTTATTCATCATAAATCCTTTTAGGTATTTATGACTGACGTAAAAAGGCGGGCATATGCCCACCTCACTATTCAGTACTGAATTATTTTATAGTTATTTTCTATAGCTAAGCATAAGTTCTAGGGCCCGCGATTTCATTTCATTAGTTATATTTGGATGGTTTGATTTCGATATAAGGGACAATGCTTCCTCAACTTCACCATTTTTGATGATACGTTTAATTGTTGAGGCCTTTGTTCGAGCTGTCCCCTCTTTCCAATCTGGATGATCTTTTATCATCTTTTCAATGATATTGGCTGCACTTGATTCAGGAAGGATATACTGGTAATACTCAAGGAAGGTGGACATCCCTACTGTTTGTAGGTCACGTACAATGTCTGATTGTTTCAATTTTTCAGGAGGTTGGTAAGTACGCGGCTGATCACATATTAAATCGTATATATCAACTACCTTCGGATCTGATATTAGAGCAGCATTAATACTTAATGTGTAACCATTCTGATGTGCATTGAAAAATCCGTACTGCCTTACTAGCTCATGAGGTATACAGAGAGCTAAGCGTATTGAAAAGTCTGGATGATATACTACTGCAATTAGATCATCGAACTGATTTAATTCATAATTGCGTATTATGCCCAACGTCGTAGAGCGATTCTTGAGATTATTTTTACGCGACTTAATTTGCACTCTGCGACCGTTAGAATCGAGTGCGTCATAACCTTTAGTACTGGGCGAGGCTAGTTCCATATTCATTTGAGAGGCTACTAGCCACTCTGTATACTCACTGACTGGGTTATTTCGGGTTCGAATGATCGCTCTCTCTTCAAGTTCATCTAATGTTTTCTGATTTAATAACATTAATTCTGTTATCGTCAACCCGGTCAAGTTCATCATCTATCCTCATAAAAACGTATAGCTATAATTTACTACCGTTGCGTTGTAATGACAACATGAGAGGCATTGGGTAATATGTACTCAAGAAAAATATAGGTTATGCCCGTTTCAACCTTTCGCCTAACCCTACAATAAATGGTAGTTCTACTAACTTAACCTCATGATAAAATCACCCTTTAGCATACAGACAGTACAAGCAAATCTTCAACTTTAAGAGCCAATTAAATGAGAATAAAAATAATATTAGCATCATTGATTTCTATGTCGCTACTTTCCGGTTGTGCATCGAATCAATATGCCGTGATGTATGATAGTACACCACAATCAGCGATGGTAGTTTGTAACGGTCAAAGTATGGGTTACACACCTCTTACACTCTATTATCCTAAAACTGCAATTGATGCGTATGGGAATCTTCAGACAACTCAATGTAAATCTGTTTGGTCAAGTGGGGCTACGGCTTACTATACCACTACTATTAATACAGCCGCATTTCCCGATGGTGTAAGATATACAAATCAACGCCCTTCTGATGTTGATGGTTATAGTACTGATAGTCAGATGGATTATCAGAAAAAAATGAATGATGCTGCACAAAGACAACGAAACTATGAAAGTTTCAACCAATCTATGCAGCAAATGCGAACAAAACAAACATATTGCAACCAGATTGGAACCCAAGTTTTCTGCAATACGTATTAATTAAAGGGGGAGGTTTCCCCCTATCAAAATTTATTTTAAGAAAAATATACTTTTGTTATGTTCGACATGTCAGTACTGCACGCCTAAGTAAAGTCTAGATGCTTAGGCAGAGCCGCAGTTATTGTGGACCGATGAAAAATGTTGTTACGCCATCTTTGTCAGTTAATACAGAGTACCGTATGCCGTTCTCAAATACCTCATCATCCTTATAACTATGCTTGATGAGTCCCGTAACAATATCGGCAGATTTGCCCGTTTTCATTTCATCGGCCCCAAGCGTTGATGAAACTGTAGACAATGCAATATTAAGAGTATTGAAACCAGAAATTATAGTTCCATCACCTGAAGTAAACATAACGATGCCCTTAATTTTACCTGACTCATTATCAATTGTTATCATCATGTTGTTATTATCATTGAATACATATGTTGCGAGACTGCCATGCTCATGTTTCTCAACATTGAAATGTACCTTGAATTTAGAATCCAACCTTTTCAGGTTGCTATTCATTCGTTCTTCAAGAACTTCTGGAGTTAGATCTAAGACTTTCGTTTTAGGTGCTTCAACTGTTGAAGTAGCTTTTGTTGAGGTAAACTTATCATCGTCTACTGTTGATATTGCTATAATTATTGCAATACACCCACAAACAAATCCACCTGCAAGTCCTATAAGGCGTGCGATCCATTTAAAACGGATCTTTTGATTAACCCCATCCGTTATCATCCATCCACTAAGTCCCCACACGATAATCCCTAAAGCCGGTATCCACATCATTGAGTAATGCATTTATTATTATTCCTGCTAGTTGGTTTTTTAGGAATTATCCTCTAATGCACTAACATTATGCAATATGCCCTGAGAAATTTTCTTGTCTCGGTTACTTCCGAAGCACTGACATTGGGGTAGTGGGAAATATCCGAGAAATACCCATATAATATTATTGGGGTTTAGTGGAGTTTTCATTAAATCAATTGATAACTGAGCGATATCTACGTGTTTTTCGAGTTGTACTACGTACAGCGAGAACAAACACGTAGATATGCGAAAGTACTCATGAGCGTAGCGATTGAGTACTCTCAATTGATTTCACTCTATATTGAGACACAAAACATCGCTTCGCTCTGTTTCGGTCTGATAATTCGCAGTAGTTCCGCTTCGCTCACTACTACAAATGATCGTTTCCTCTTTCATCTACTGGTTAGAGTACTTATCTGTACTGATAGATAACTGTTGAAGTTGCTCTCAACTACGCTTCGCTCCGTCTTAGAAGTGCTGCCGCCCTCCGGTTGCCCGCTCGTGTAGAACTCGCCCAGTACTACCCCGATCCCTTACGAGTACTTTCAGTGCTATGGACAATAAAAAAGGGAGCTTAAGCTCCCTTTCTCTCTTCTAACAATTTTTCCAGAAGTAATTTTTTCTGGTCTTCATCCAGTCCGTACTTACCCGACATTTTGTTCACGTATTTTGCGATCTCTTCAAGAGTACGTCCTTTAGTACGCACCCATTTACGAGCAGCATCACGCACCTTTGTAGGCAACTGAGAGGCAGGACGTCCGGCACGGTTTACCACCGCATCTATCCCAGCATCTATGTACTCATAACTCCCAGCACCCTTGATGATGTAAGCCTGGTTCTCGTCAAAAACGTATAGCGTTACGCTGCTACTGGATTGGTAGTTGCGTAGGTTTGTACGGTACACGAACTGATTGATAGCCTCGTACTCGTACTGATGTACTACATCCCCATAGGTATGGCCCAGTACCGCCTCTATGTGCTTTGCCATTGCATCATCGACTTTCATTGAGACCATACAGGCCGCTACGGTGTGATCTTGCAGATGGTTCATACCTCGTTGACATGGTGTAATGTACCTGCCAGTAATGTTCCAGTACTGCTTGTACGCTTCATTACACGTCCATAGTAATGGCCCGCTCTCCCTTGCATTGATGTACTCACCGATACGGGTCATCATGTTATTAGGTTTATCCCTTTCTGCCTTGAGACGGGTACTACTGAGAGTATTATTTTTGGCAAAGTACTTAACGGTTAAACGCTGGTTGTTCGTATGGTTAGGTACTAGTTCATGTTTGTACTCTTCAAAAAGATGGCAGTACTTTTTATAGATTAGAGAATTTTCAAAATCATTAGCAAAATAGATTATCTCAACGCCATTATTCACATAACGTTCCAGGTCATAATAACCAATGATGAAAATGCGTTTACAGTTTTCGTCGCTAAACACTGAACTATTGATAACAATCTTATGATAGTACTTAAACCGCTCATAATTCTGTTTTATTTTATGAAGTACTTCAGAGCCAATGTCATCGTTTAGGGTCGCGTAGACATAATTCCCATCATCAGATACTGAGGTAACATTGAACAGTTTTGCATATAAACGTGCTGGTAGTAATTCATCACTGCTATCAATCACGTCGCTCTGATATGCAAAATAATCTACACAGTCGTCCATGAATACACTCCATGACTTCATTAACTGTGGCTTGAGGCGGTAAAACATTTTATCCGTAATGAAAATCACCTTCTGATTCTTTTCAATGAGTTCCTTATTGATGGACTCCAGTAAAGTTTCATGTGTTTCATGGTTCATGATTAGACCAAATCCTAAACTGTCACGGTATTGATGCTGTAGTTGTTTCGATGGCACTACAGCAATGAAATGTTTTTCTGGGTTGTCATTGATAATTTTAATTATCATACGTGTTTTTCCTCCGCCGCATTGCAGAGAAACATAGTAGAGTTTTTTATAAATAGACATAGTTAGATCCTTCTATAGAGTTGATTAAAACCAGCGTCCGGCTGGTGATATAAAGGCAGTACTGATATGTGTCAGTACTGCCTTTCTTTTTTACAGTTTCACTGTAATACGTTTATTTTGAATATCAGATTTCAGTACTGCAATTCGTGCCTGAAGAGCAGCAATGATTTCTGGTAATGGAAATGGTTCAGTACGGTATCTCGCAATTACTAATTCGATAGCAACAATTTTCGCCTCCTGCCACACTTTATGGGCCTTAGCTTCAGACGTAAAACCACTCGCCTGATAATGTTTTCTTCCGAGCTGATTGCAATATACTGTGAATGTATTATTTTTTTGGTTTTTTACTACACCTAAAGCGTAACCCCCTCGTTTTGCTGCCTTATCGAGCAATACGTTGTTCACGTAACTCGGTACAAAACGTACTGTATCAGGTCCGTACTCTCTATTACCCGGAATTAGCAGATCTTTATCTGCCTGATAGTTTTTCCTATGGTTCACCTGCCACCATTTCAGGTAATTAGAAAATTTCAACCACTCATCACACACAGTACACCCTATATATGAGGGATATGTTAGATGGAAACGGGATGAATAGGCCCGCTCTAACATATTAGTCCATGATTTATATGCCAGTGGATAGTTTTTAGTACTGTACTCGATATCATTTACGCCCTGACCGGCGACTAGTTTTGGTTTATTAGTGTTCATGTCACAATCCTTGTGATTTAGTAGTCCATCCCCGCCCAATGGATGTTATATGCGGGAATATTCAGTACTGTTTCCTTCCTGGATTCAGTACTGTATATTGGTTATTTGTTCAGGCTAATATTGCCCTTTGTGATCATTACCTCATTGATGAGTAGCGATACTGCCTGGGATTTGTTTTTTGCTCGCCCACTGCTAATCAGGGATTCAATGAAATCTGCTTGTTGCTGAGTGACTCGGATCCCGATCATCACCTCTTTATTGAATTGTTTATTTGTACTCAT